ACTATCGCACTACAAGAAAAGGCTCTGAAACTTCAACTTAGACTTGCACAAATAGAGAAGCAGGAGTCTCAGCGTAACAATTTTTTACCGTTTGTTAGGGGTATGTGGCCTGACTTTATTGCTGGTCGTCATCACCGGATTATTGCTGAAAAGTTGGAGCGTGTTGCGAGTGGCGAGTTAAAGCGTTTAATTATCAACATGGCTCCGCGGCACACGAAGTCTGAGTTTGCCTCTTTTTTGTTTCCTGCGTGGATGATGGGCAAGAATCCTAGTATGAAGATCATTCAGGCGACTCACACGACGGAGTTGGCGGTAAACTTTGGTCGTAAGACTAAGAATCTTTTGGACACGGATGAGTATAAGGGGGTATTTCCACACGTTAAGTTAGCGGCGGATTCGAAGGCTTCTGGTCGGTGGGACACGAGTGCTGGTGGGATGTATTATGCTGTTGGTGTTGGTTCTAACTTAGCGGGTCGTGGTGGTGATTTAATTATTATTGACGACCCTCATTCTGAGCAGACGGCTATGAGCACGAACGGTTTTACGGATGCTTGGGATTGGTACACTGGGGGCCCTCGGCAGCGACTACAGCCCGGAGGTTCTATAGTTTTGGTACAGACTCGGTGGTCTGAGAAGGACATGACGGGTCAGTTGTTACGTGGCATGGCTAAGGACCCTTTGGCGGATCAGTGGGAGGTTGTTGAGTTACCGGCTATTTTTGATGACGGTACGCCTTGTTGGCCTGAGTATTGGAGTATTGAGGATTTGACTGCGGTCAAGGCGTCTATTCCTCCTATGAAGTGGAATGCTCAGTACCAGCAGAACCCTACTGGTGAGGAGAATGCGATTGTTCCTCGGGATTGGTGGCAGCGTTGGGAGAGTGAGCGGGTCCCTAACTTGCAGTATGTGATACAGAGTTATGATACGGCGTTTAGCAAGCGGGAGAGTGCGGATTACAGTGCTATTACGACGTGGGGTGTGTTTTATCCTGAAGAGGATGGTGGGTCCCCTGCGTTGATATTATTGGATAGTAAGAAGGGTCGTTGGGATTTTCCTGAATTGAAGCGGATTGCTTTTGACGAGTACAAGTTTTGGGAGCCTGACACTGTGATTGTGGAGGCGAAGGCGAGTGGGACTCCTTTGACGCAGGAGATGCGTCAGGTTGGGATACCTGTTGTAAATTTCACGCCGAGTAGGGGTAATGATAAGGTCACGCGGTTGCACAGTGTTAGTCCTTTATTTGAGGCTGGTATGGTGTATGCTCCTGACAAGACTTGGGCGGACGAGTTAATTGAGGAGATGGCTGCGTTTCCCAACGGTGAGTTTGATGATTTGGTTGACAGTGCTACGCAGGCTTTGATGAGGTATCGTCAGGGCAATTTTGTGCAGTTGCCAACAGATGATTGGCAAGATGACGAAATATCTGCTAGGGTACACGCATATTATTGACGGAGACGGCTATGGCTATTGGCGGATTGATGGATACGAACGTACCGAGTCAGCTTGACGAGGACGATTTACGCGCTGAGTTGGAGATAGAGATACCGGATTCTGGCGCGGACCCTATGTTGTATGCGGTAGATTCTGATGTTGAGATAGAGATTTCTACGGAGGATGACGGTGGGGTTACGGTAGACTTTGATCCCGAGGACATGCGCGGCGAGGGCGGAGATTTTTACGCTAACTTGGCGGAGGAGATGCCGGACCGCGAACTTAGTCGCATTGGCAACGACTTATCTGGGGAGTTTGACGCTAATCGGTCTAGTCGTCAGGAGTGGGAGGATGCGTATACGAATGGTTTGGAGTTATTGGGATTTAATTACGAGGAGCGCACTCAGCCGTTTCGTGGTTCCAGTGGTGTAACGCATCCTTTGTTAGCGGAGGCTGCTACGCAGTTTCAGGCGCAGGCGTTTAACGAGTTATTGCCTGCGGGTGGTCCTGTTCGAACGCAGGTTATGGGCGAGGAGACTCACGCCAAGGTTGATCAAGCCAAGCGTGTTCGTCAGTTTATGAATTATTATATTACGAATGTCATGGAGGATTACACTCCGGACATGGATCAGATGTTGTTTTATTTACCTCTTGCGGGCAGTACGTTTAAGAAGACTTATTATGATGAGGTCATGGACCGCGCTGTAAGTAAGTTTGTTCCGGCTCAGAATTTGGTTGTACCGTATGACACTTCTGATTTGGATACGTGTCCGAATATTAGTCAGCTTATACGGATGGATTTAAATGATTTGCGTAAGAAGCAGCTTGCGGGGGTTTATTTAGATATAGAGGTTATACCTGCGCAGGGGGATATTACGGAGGTTGATTCTGAGATAAACCGGATTGATGGCATTGAGCCTTCGCAGATTGATTACGACTGCACTTTGTTGGAGTGTCATGTTGATTTGGATTTAGAGGGTTATGAGGATTTAGACGCGGACGGGGAGCCTACGGGCATTAAGGTTCCTTATCTTGTTACTATATCTCAGGACAACGGTCAGGTTTTGTCTATTCGGCGGAATTACCGCGAGGATGATCCAGCTAAGAAGAAGATTGCATATTTTACGCACTTTAAGTTCTTACCGGGATTTGGGTTCTACGGCTTGGGCTTGATCCATACTATTGGTGGATTATCGCGGACCGCGACCAGTGCTTTGCGGCAGTTGATTGATGCTGGTACTTTGTCGAATTTACCTGCGGGGTTCAAGGCCCGCGGACTTCGAATCAGGGATGACGATGATCCTTTACAACCGGGGGAGTTTAGGGACGTAGATGCTCCGGGTGGTGCGATACGTGACAGTTTGATGCCATTGCCGTTCAAGGGTCCGGATCGGACGTTGTTTGAGTTATTGGGTTTTGTTGTACAGGCTGGTCAGCGGTTTGCGACTATTACTGATATGAAGGTTGGGGACGGTAATCAGGGTGCGGCGGTTGGCACGACGATAGCGATGTTGGAGCAGGGTTCGCGGGTAATGAGTGCTGTTCACAAGCGTTTACATTATGCGATGCGTCAGGAGTTTAAGATTTTGGCGCGAGTAATGTCGGAGAGTTTACCGCAGGAGTATCCGTATTCTGTTGCTGGTGACGAGTCTAGCATTATGGCGTCGGATTTTGATGATCGTATTGATGTAATTCCTGTTAGTAATCCGAATGTATTTAGTCAGGCGCAGCGGATTGCGTTATCTCAGACTAAGATGCAGTTAGCGGCGCAGGCTCCTGAGATGCACAACATGCACGAGGTTTATCGTGATATGTATGAATCGTTGGGTGTGACGGACGTGGATAGGATAATGAAGGCGGTTCCGGACGACGAACCGCGGCCCTTGGACCCTGCGCAGGAGAACATCAACGCGTTGGATCAGGTTGAGTTACGTGCGTTTGCGGGTCAGGACCATCAGGCTCATATAACGGCGCATTTAGTTTTTGGTTCTTCTCCGATGGTTGCTCAGATGCCGCAGGTTGCGGTTGCTTTACAAAAGCACATTTTGGAGCATGTTAAGATACAGGCTGAAGAGGCTGGTATGCAACAGATGCAGCAAGCGCAGGGTGGTGACGAGGCTCAGATGGAGATGCAATATCAGGCGGTTGTTGCTCAGTTGGTTGCTCAGGGTATGCAGCAGGTTAAGCAGTTGTCTGGACAATTATCTGGTCAGGGCCCTGATCCTCTGATAAAGCTTAAAGAGAAGGAGTTGGAGATTAAGGCGCAGTCGGAACAGTCGGATGCTCAGATGGATCAGGCAAGACTTCAGCTTGATGCCCAGAACCAGCAGATGCGTGGTGAGCAGTTTCAGCAGCGGCTTGAGAGCCAAGAGCAACAGACCGCGGCACGTATAGACAGTGCGATGCAGCGTGAATTATTAAAGCAAAGGAGTCAGTGATGGCTAAAGTACGAGTAAACGGGGCCCCTGCGGGTCCGGCACCGAAGGCGGTTCCTTACGCTGACATTAAGGATCAGGGCCGTATTCCTTATGGCAAGACTGCGGAGGTTCGTGTTCCCACGTCTATGTCAATTAAGACTGCTCGTGGTATGGGCGCTGCGAAGCGCGGCGGCAAATACATTGCGTGTGTCTGACGGATGCCGCCTGAGTTGCTTTGGAGCGGTGGGTTAACCGCGGTTCTGGGCGTTTTTGGCTGGTTATTGAGGACGTATGTAGGGGAGGTGCATCGTATTCAAATACTCTTAAACCGCACTCGGGAAGAGATGGCGAAGGAGTATGTTACCAAGTCTGACAACACTACGGACATGAATCGGGTTATAACGCGTTTGGATGCGTTAGACGCTAAGATGGACCGCATGTTGGAGAGATAAATGATTGATCCTGTAACGGCTTTTGCCGCAGCTAACGCCGCGTTTAAGGGCGTGAAGATGTTGGTTGGTGCTGGTCGTGAGATGCAGGACGTAAGCAAGCAGCTTGGGCAGTGGTACTGTGCGGTTGCGGATATTTCCAAGGCTGAGACTCAGCGTAAGAATCCAACGTGGCTGGATAAGAAGACGCATGGAACCGATAACATAGAGCAAGAAGCTATGGATATCGTGATCCGCAAGAAGACTTTACTGGAAAAAGAGAAAGAGATTAAGTTCATGCTGGACTACAGGTTTGGCTTGGGCACTTACGACGAGATGTTGGGTATGCGGCGCAAGATACGTGCTGAACGGGAAGAGACTGTTTACGCGGCTATGGAAGCCAAGCGCCAGATACAGAATAACATGGCTATTGGTGCGTTAAGTCTTGGTATAATCGGCGTTTTGGGTGGTGGTATGTACTTAATAGTATTGGTTACGCAATGATAAACGCGCTTATTTTGTCTGTAACTCTTGCGGGAGTGGCTAATCCGACGCATGTTCAGTGTCACTTATGGAAACGACTTACAGCCGAAAACGGTCAAAAGATTTGTGTTTATAGGTTTACAGCGGGATATGGTGGTTTGGGTTATCATTACCCTACGAAGAGTTTTTCTGAGTGTCCGAAGGTATTTAGTTGTCTTTATGAGAGGAAGGACAAGCGACCTAGCTTGTCGGAAATATTAGATGGCCTGAAAGGAGGTTTCTAATGACTATGGAAAAGTTTTTGGCATGGAAGGTTATGCCTCGGCTTATGATGTTGGTAATGACGGTTATGTATATCAGGGTGATTGAGTGGTTTATGTCGTTACCGCAGGATGTTGTTAGTACGCAAGCTACTGCGCTTACTGCAACCGTAACGGGTGCCATGACAGGTGCCTTCGCCGTATGGTTAGGGTCAGAAAAATGATGGCATTATTAGGAAGTTTGCTAGGCTTTGGCAGTTCTTTTCTGCCCGAGGTCCTTAGCTATTTTAAGGCTAATCAGGTTCAGAAGCATCGTATGGAGATGATGCAGCTTGAAACGCAGTTGGCGCAGAAGCGTTCCGAGATGAAGCTGGTTGAGTTAGACAAGCAGGCGGATATCGCGGAAACGAAGGGGTTATATGAGCATGACCGATCTATCGACGCTGGCGGATTTATCAACGCTCTTCGGGGCAGTGTTCGTCCTGTCATTACTTATGCCTTTTTCGGACTGTTCGTAGCTACGAAAGTAGTTATTATGGTTAAAGTAGGACAGTCTGGCGGCGAGTGGACAGAAGCTGTTGAGCTTATGTGGGA